TCGAGTACGTCACTTCATACTTCTCAGCTAACTCGCGCCGTCGCTCACGCAACGCCTTCACAATATGCGGCGATTTGTTCGGATTTAACATCTCATACGCACGGGTGTGCGCACCTTTGACACTGAATCCCGCCTCTGCGGCCAGATTACGGAGCGTATCCTGCCCCTCTCGTGTCGCAACCAACTCGACAAACTTCACTTGCTTCCCGGTTAGCCGACTATCTTCCGTTACTCGCGGACGACCCCGCGTTTCAACTTTTCCTGCCTCTTTGGCCATGCATCAAATCCCATATCAGAGTGGACTTGGGACGCAAATATAGCACTTTTTTATCGCAGTTAAAGGCCCTTGGTACTTCGTTGGTTTTTATTGTGAATTGTTTGCGTGAAACCTGCACATGTACACGCTCGCCACGCGCGCGCCGGTCGCGACGGATCGCGCGCCGCGGCGCTCGGATCGCTGCAGCCGTTTAGCCTCGATTGGCCGGGGGCCCCTGAGCCGGGAACCGGGGGCGCTGGATCACAAACGGGAAGTCTTTTTTTAACTTCCAACGCCGGGAAGGTTGCGCGGTTGCTTAGGGATCGCGGGCCGGGGATCGCGGGGCCCGTACGTTTTGCCATGGCACCCGGGCGGCGGCCCGGGGCCGGTTTAACGCAAAAATAAGAACCAAAAAAAAGCCCGCTCAGGGCGGGCTAGATCCACTTGGGCGATCGGTTAAAACGCTTGCCGCCAACCGGCGACGTTGGAAACGTAACGCTCGACCATATCGAAAACATAACCGCGCACGTAATCGGGCAACCGATCATCACGCGCCACGTTAATTTGTTCCCAGTTCGACCAATTCGCGTGCTCGACAATGAAATTGTCGGTCGATCCGTAACCGTCAAGCTCGGCGACGATCCGCACCGCTGGACCGCCGCCCGCTAATGTGATGCGCGCCTCAACGCCACCATCGGATGCGTGCCAATCGTCCGGATCAGTAGCCCAGCACGAACGGTACTCCACGCCGTAATGGTGCTCGTTCCAGTTCCAATTATTAAACTCGTCTAAATCCGAATCTCGAAACGCGCCCTTGTATGTAGCTTCTTCCAATTTCCAGTGTTGGTCTGTTACTTCGACAATCCGGCGAATGCATGCCCACACGCTGTTATCGGAATCGCCTAGAATTTCTAATTGAGCAAGGGCGAGCTCATGAATCGGGCTCTCGGTTTTATGTACTAGCATAGTTTCGTTTTCCTATTAGTGCGCTACGGTTTGTAGCGTTACGCGGATTGTATAGGATTTCGCGCATAAAAAAAGCCCGCACTTGGCGGGCTTGTATTGTGATCGTTGCGATCGTTTAAGTGTGGGAGTAGCCGTCGCGCTCTATCCCTATGAACATGTTCGGCACGGCTGCCAGTAGGCAATCGTCATAGTGCAGCTTAATAACGTCGCGCTCGATCCAATCAAGAAACCCCGTATTCACAAACCCCGCGTGATCAGTATCGCGCACGTGCTGCTCGAAAACGCGCACTAATGAGGCGGATTGCTCGCGGGTGGGTAGATAGTCGCCGATTGCCCACGGCTGGTTTTTAAAAATTGCTTCAGGCGGCATTGCTGGATATCCCGGAGTTAATACCGAAACGGGGTAATGATCACTAATTGCTGCACCCCCAATCCGAGCGGGGATCACGACCGCGTAATTGCAAACGTCGCAACATTGGCCATCGCGGACCGGCGCGGCATTATGACCATGCGCCCAGCCATTAGCTTGCGGTTTGATGGCGTCACCACAGATAACGCATTGTGGGGTTTCGGTGTTTTCATCATTCATATTTGCTGATCCTAATAGTGCGCCTCGGTTTGAGGCGTTGACGACAGTCTAAGATATATCCCATGCAAAGAAAAGCCCGCTCGAGGCGGGCTTGTGTTGGTTAGTGGATCGGTTTACGCGGCGCGTGCAATCGTTTCCCATTGGTTGCGCGGCAGATCTAACACTGTGCGACCGTTTGAATACCAATCGTCGAGACTATCCGCGTCGGCAGTGTGGGCAACCGCTGTTACCGCGTTAACAATCGTCGCGCGAGTGATCGGCTTGTTGGTGTAGCCCGGCTGCTGGATCGTTTGCATTAGCCCGCTCAATATATCGCCGCCAGATTTTTTGGGCAGTTTCAATACAGATACGACCGCGTCGACCACGCCTTGCGGATTCATCAAACCGTTTTCGACTACGTCGCCGTGCGCCTGACGCATCAATTCAACGTGCGCATCGAATGACTCGCGGCTGCCGTACGCTGCAACCACATCGCGCAGTTTCAATTCTAACGCTTTGTTGTCCGCGTTCTTAGCTTCATCGGTTAACAGCGCCCACTGATCGCCACCACGCGCGCTAGTCACGTGCGTATGGCGTGATTTGTTCTCGGTCGTGCAACCGTTAAGACACCATAGCGTCCAAGCCAATTGGGAAACCTCGACAGATCCCAAGCCAACCTCACTATTTTTTAAAAGTATGCCGTTAGCCATAGTGTCGCCGACTGCCGGTTCCGCTATTTGGTTTTCCGATTTGAGGCGCATATACAGCCGCTGATCGGTAACCGTGCCATTTACAATTTTCCAGTTCGCGTCCGAGTCAATCAACTGCGGCAGCGCCGCTTGCACCAAATCGACGTTATCAAAAGTTTTGAACTTGTCGCTGACAATGGCGCGGCAAATAGGGTTCTCGCCGTCAAACGTGCGGATCATTTTGTTTTTAGGCTCATTCACAAGAATTTTGTTCACGAGCGCGTCGAACTCCGGCGCGTAGTTTTCATTGTCTCGCAACCGGCGAGCGGTTCTAACATCTATGTCGCAGTTGCCCGCTAGTTGCTGGAACGCAACCTCATTAGTTTCAAAAAATTGTGTGGGTTCACCACGGTTAGCTTCGAACACTACGCTAGTGCGGCCATCGGTCGTTTGTACCTGTAGCTCGCTAGTGGGCGCTATGTAGTCGGCTTTACGGGAAGCTTGCTCGCTAATTGTTCGCAAGATGCTTTCCAGCGTGCCGTTTTGGTTTTCCAGTTTGGTATCTAACATCACATATTTACCTATTTTTGTGGCCATGCGGCTTGGCCTGATTCGATGCCGCATGCGCATTCTCGCATATGCGCAAGTAAACGCAACTGATTTTTTAAAAGTTTACGCGGCGACGCGCGCTATCAAATTGGTATCTACCACAAAGCCCGAGTCATCATCTTTTGCTAGTCCCTTGGCTTTCAGCGCGACCACTACGTTACCCGCTTGCACGTTCCATAAATCGGATTCGTCGCCGTCGACCACTGGGCGGCCAAGAAACGTGGCCGGGAATGCGCCATCAGAAAAAACAACGGCGATGGGATTGTCACGATCTACGGCTTGCAACACTTGCTTACGGTATTGAGCGCGGCCACTGTAGCTAAACATCAAACTGTAATTGTCCGGGGTTTTTCCCAAACGAGCCGCCCGCTTGGTGTAGTCATAGAAAAACAAATCGGGAAACGATTGCGGAATGTTGTGTTGCTCCCACGGGATATCCGATAGCACGTTAAGCCTAACTACGCCTTGCACGCCTTGCTTGGCGCAAAGCTTTTGAAAGTTTCCTAGCTCGCGGCGCAGTTGGTTTAAGAAACCGAGTTGATCCGCATGCCAGTAATCGGTTCGGGCTTGGCGCGCTATATTAATGCTATCAAAAACGGCAGCCCTACCAGCCGACTTTAAACAAGGGTTCATGCATCCGGCAGCCTTCGACCCCGGACAAATCACTTCGTCGGGCAGCATAGATAAGGACGCCATGCGTACCTTGCCGAGTTCAGAAAGTTTTGCGCCGGTCTTGGCGACTTTCGTGTTACCGCTTTTGGGATCGGTATCGAGTAGTTTCTTGATCATCATTCGCATCCATTGTTATTGGTGTATGCGAATAGTCGCGTATAACGTAGTCATTTGCAACCGCGTTGTGTCGTTTCACCAAGCCGTCGAGATAATACGCTTGGTTCTTTTTATTTGTCTCACGCTGCAGTTTCGCACGCGCTTGGCGGCGACGTTTCGCTTGCTCGGACCACGGATCATCACCCGGATCGAAACGCGCTTTGACTGCTTTGAATAACCACAACATTCTCAAACCCTAACACCATGCAAGCGTCCAGTGTCAATAGGACATCCCATATTAGTTAATCGCCTTCCTGTTATAGACTTTTCTAGCCATTTTTATTTTTTTTATAAAAACTTTTTTTCAGACGCCTATAACACACATCCCTTTTTTTTCAGAAGCGTCCCACCACTGCAAAACAGTGGTACGGGTAGTGGTACGGCTGAAAGCCTTACGCGACAAGGGCTAGAGCCGATCTGTACCGCCGTACCGCCTGTACCGCCATTTTGAAAATTTATTTTTTTTTCAAAAAGTAATTTGCTCCAAAAACTCTATATATAAAGCCGTTTTTTGTCCCCCGGGCCGTGACCCGTGCTACCCGAAGTAACACCTGTTACCTTTCGTAACACTCCATATAAGATCTCCCATATATCTTCACCAACAATCCATTATCTCTCCACCATATGCGATGTCTCCCATGTTAAAATATAGGGACGCCTAAAAATCCAAGCAGCGTGGCGGACTGCTTTGTTCATTAACAACGAAAGGAGGTTCACCATGTGTGAAGACCAAACCGTGGACGGCAGCGGACGGCCCGTTATGAAAAGTCTCGAAGATATAAATGCTTATATCGAGAAAAACTTTCCTGACGGCTTAGAGGTGAAACGAAAGACCGACTTTTTTGAGGGCGGCGCTTTCATTGGTTTCAACCTGTGTCGATATGCCTACACCGATCTATTGGCTGCCGAGTGTCACGCTATGCGAGACACCTTTGAAGGCCGGATAGGTCATTCGTATGGCTTCCCATTCAAACCCCATGTGAGAACGCACAAGGGGGAAGATGGCGAGTGGTACGAAGTCTACACCGGGTAGATACCCTCAACACATAGGGGGCTTCGGCCCCCCAAACTTTTAAGGAAAATGTGAAATGAAGAAAGGCGAAAAAGTCGTGTATGAGTGGTGGCTTTGGACAGGCTGCAAGAACCATGACGATCGCTCTGGTGATTTCGATGCAAGCGAAACGTATGCGCAAGCAGCGCGGCATTGTGATGCAGCAGAAGGCGATTTTATTGAACTCACTCGGTCTGTCTGGTGCGAAGACGACGGTCTGTTAGACCGGTTGTTTGCCACGGTAGAAGACGAAAAACTGCCGGAGTTCTATGACGGATCGACCGTCAAGATAGCCAAAAAACTTCACGCCGAAGTAAAGGCGGCGCACAAAGAAGAACGCGTACCTTGGTTAGAGGACTTTTTTAAACTGTAAACAACACCAACCGGGGGCCGTGCGCCCCCACATTTTTTAAGGAGAAGTGGAAACGTAAACCAAAGGGGCTTCGGCCCCTTTTTTTATGGGCTTGCATCTGTATGCAACATCCCGTAATCTCGCTTACCCCTTTACGGAGAATGTGATGAAAGTTCAATTAAACCCTTACATGCGCGACTGCCTTGTGTACCGCGCGACGCTGCGCGATCTAGCGCGAACCAAAGACCCCGAGCAACGGGAGTACTTGCAAGGTGCCTTGGAGCAACTGGCCGAGGTGATCGGCGTTGAGCAGGCGCACGCGATCACGGATCTTGAGATCGCAAAACAAGAAAGCGAACGCGAAGAAATCCAAGCGAAGATCGACGCGATAGAAGAGAGAACCAAATGATGGCGCATCTAGTTTTTATCGAAGACGACTCAGGTGACGTTGTCGACCAAGAAGTTTATTGCTCAGACTCGTGCGCCCACTCTCACCCCGACTACCGGGGTTGGAATGGTTGCAACGAGATCTCTGTCACCGAGCCGTGTGCCGCGTGCGGTGCGACGGTAGCGGGGTTGGACGAATGAAGCGCATCGAGGTCCGTGTTGAGATGGACGAGGACGAGGCCCGTGAGTTCATGGATTTGATCCAAGATTCGCGGGCCGTGCTCGACGAACTTTTAAAAGAAGTCCGCTCACTGAAGCGCAAGGTGCGTGAGGTAGAGGTCGCGGTCAAGGATGCGGCCAAATGAAGTTTGAAGAATCTATCGACGTGCATACGGAGCTATTGCAGTTGCAGAGCAAGCCGAAGAGGTCGTCTCTGGAGAAGAACAGGTTACGGTTCTTGCGTCGCGTATGCGGGGCAGACAAGGCTGCAACCTCGGGTTTATCCGAGACGGAAGTGGGCTTGGCCAAGGGTCAGGCCCTTTGTAATTTTTTATTAGGAGAAAGTGATGAAGACACCAACGAAAGCTGAATTGGTCAGCAAGATCGAGAAGCTGGAAGCAAAAGTCGAACAGGATCAACGCGAGTACGAAAGCTTGCG